ATGAGAGTATTAATTAAAACACATGGTTGTTATAGCGTATTCTTCGATAGAATGTTTGGCTATAAAAGATACTATGTTGCATGGAGAAATGGAACACTTGAAACTTATTCAGGTTTATGGTATAATGAAGAACAAGTAATTAAATTAGCAGAGGATAGATTATGTTAGGAGATATTATAGGTTATATAATTCTTGGAAGTTTTGTAGGCTTTTGTTTAACAGGACTTGTAATTATTTTATTAGATGAAAAATATTGGAGGAATAAATGACACACAAATTAGTAATGCAAATAGCAATCATAGGTATGATATGTTGTATGTGGTTTTTATTAAACTACAACATTAATAATGTTATGAACGAAGTTCGTGATATAAAAGAAGACCAAGAGATAATGTCAAATGAAATAGGGTATGTGTATGATGACATAGAAGCTCTATCAAACTATGTCACATACCATGAAAAAGTAGGACATAATGAATTAGAAAACAACGAGGAGAACGAATAATGAAATCAACACTAACCAAAGAAGAATACAAAGAGTTTACAGAGAGTTTAGTAATGCTAAAAGAAAAAGCTAACATTACTATTGCTCATAGTGTAGAATACAAAGGCGATAATTTTATTGTAGAAATATTAGATGATGTAAATGTAGAACATTTAGATAATATTTTACTTGACATGGAGAATTAAATAGTGTATAATAGCATCTCAATGAGCAACCGAACAAGCCCTCTATCTCCATGTATTAGTAGGTTTGGTTCTAACCACAACTCCGAGAGTAGTTGGCTCACAACTCTCCTAGTTTTTAACAACTTCAAACTTAATCATAGGAGGTAAATATGATAGTAGAAGGAACAGCGTATTGGGCAAGTATTAAGACACCTAATACGACTTTTGAACCTGTATATACAGTCAACTTAGTTGTTGACCAGACTGTTGCAGATGATTTTGCAAGTCGTGGACATACAGTAAAGCAGATGAATGAAGGTCCTGCCTTGATTGTCAAACGAAAAGTGAATGGTCCTAATGGAATGATTAGGAATGCTCCAAGATTGATTGACCAAAACAAACAGGATATTAATTTAGCTGTAGGTAATGGCTCTAAAGTTAGAGTTCAATGTAGCGAATTTGAATGGGAGTATGCAGGTAAGTCTGGTAAAAGTCTTGACCTCCAAGCTGTTCAGGTTGTTGAGCTTGTTGAATACAAAGCTGAAGATGGGTCAGAATTTTTTGATGATAACGAGGAGTTTTAACTATGATTATTACCATCAATAACGAGAGTGGCGAAACAGTTTATGATGTTTCAAAGATAGAGAATAGTGATTCCAGAATGAGTGCTACTATTAGCATAAACAAAATGGGAACATTAAATACTTTAACTGAAGCACTAAACTTTGCTACACAGGGGCATCAAGGTCAGCTTGAAACATTACTAGCTGATTGCCCTGAAGCTGTGGTGGAAACACCAACAGAAGTTGAAACACCAACAGAAGATGGTGGACCAACTATTGAAGAAGAAACTTCAGATGAAGATGATTCTTTAAACGAGGTATCGTAATACAACGAGGTGTGCTACTAAGCGATTAGTACAGGAAGGCACTTAAAGGAATATTCCTTGTTGGATGGGTTTATATAAGCATCCTATAAACAACGCCTCACTTTTTACAGGAGATAGAATATGAACACACAATTTATTAAACACAAACTACCATGTCCAAAGTGTGATAGTAGTGATGCTGTTTCTTTAAATGCTGATGGGTCTGCTAAATGTTTTAGCTGTAATGCTTTCATTCCAGACTATGACAATGCAGATGATATGAGTACAAATACTAATACTATTGTACCCATGAAACAACCAGAAACATCTTTCCTAAATTCTTATACAGGAATATATGGAGCTTTGACTGATAGAAATATATCAGAGCAGACTGCTAGGAAGTATGGTGTTAAGATTGTTAAAGACCACAATGGTCAAGTCAAGCAACACATCTACCCTTTTCATAATGGTAGTGAGATAGTTGCTACTAAGACTAGGTATGTTGACAATAAAAACTTTGCATGTAATGGTACATTTCAAGGTACAGGATTGTTCGGAGAGCAGTTGTATCGTAACAAAGGTGGTAAGTATTTAACCATAACAGAAGGTGAATGTGATGCTATGGCAGTCTATGAATTAATGCAAGGCAAGTCTAGTGTAGTATCAATTAAACGAGGTGCTTCATCTGCTGTTAAAGATATACGAGAAAGTATTGAGTTTGTAGAAAGCTTTGATAATGTAGTCTTATGTTTTGATAACGACAAGGCAGGTATTGAAGCTTCACGACAGGTAGCAAGAATACTTAAACCAAGTAAAGCTAAGATAATAAACTTACCTAATGGATATAAAGATGCTAACGAGATGTTAGCTAAGAAAAAGTTTCAAGAGTTTTCTACTGCATGGTGGGAAGCTAAGACTTATACTCCCTCTGGTATCATGGAGTTGTCTAGTAAAAAGAACGATTGGTTAAACAGAGAGGAGAAAGAAAGTATTGCATATCCTTGGGAAGGATTGAACAAGAAGTTATATGGTATGCGTAAAGGAGAACTCGTAACTCTTACCGGTGGCACAGGACTAGGTAAGTCTAGTGTCACTAGGGAGTTGGAACATCATCTTATAAAGAACACAGAAGATAATGTTGGTATCATAGCACTAGAAGAAAATTGGATAAGAACTGCTGATGGTATTGTATCTATTGAAGCTAACGATAGAATATATTTATCAGAGAAAAGAAGTAAATATACAGAAGAAGAACTACACACTTTGTTTGATAGTGCAATACAAGAAGGTAGAGTATTTATCCATGCACACTTAGGGGCTACTGATATAGATGAAATATTTTCTAAGTTAAGGTATATTATTGTAGGGTGCGAGTGTGATTGGGTAGTAGTTGACCACTTGCACATGCTTGTTAATGTGCTTACTGAAGGAGATGAACGCAGAGGTATTGATATGCTTATGAATAGATTGCGTAGTCTTGTAGAAGAAACAGGAGTAGGTATGATATTAGTATCACATTTGCGTAGAGCACAAGGAGATAGAGGACATGAAAAGGGAATACAAGTATCTCTATCACATCTAAAAGGTTCACAAGGTATTGCACAACTATCAGATTGTGTTATAGCTTTAGAAAGAAATCAACAGGCAGAGAATCCTGATGAGGCTAACATAACTAAAGTTCGTGTATTGAAATCAAGATACACAGGAGATACAGGAATGGCTTGTAGTTTAAGATATGATATTGATACAGGTAGATTACATGAAGTATCAGAGGAGGAAACATTTGATGCAGAAGATTTCTAATATAGTATTTGATATTGAAACAGATGACCTTGATGCTACAAAAGTATGGTGTATTGTAGCTAAAGAAGTTGATGGTACTACATATAAGTTTGGACCAGATGAACTCGAAGATGGTTTAGATTTATTAAGAAGTGCTAAGACTTTAATTGGTCATAACATTATAGGTTTTGATTTACCGGTACTTAAAAAGTTATTTAACTTTACATACTCTGGAAAGATTATTGATACATTAGTTATGTCAAGATTATATAATCCTATCAGAGAGAACGGACATAGTTTAAAAACTTGGGGTTATAGATTAGGCATACCTAAACAAGAGCAACCAGAGTTTGACAACTACACACCACAGATGTTAGATTATTGTGTGCAAGATGTGGTTCTTAACGAAGCTGTATATAAATTCTTACAGAAAGAAGGTATGGGATTTAGTAAACAGTCTTTTGATTTAGAACAATTAACTGCTGTAATAATGCGTGAACAAGAGAGGACTGGATTTTATTTTGATAGTAAACAAGCTATGACTTTGTTAGCAAAACTAAAACAAAACATGGCAGATGTAGAAGATGAGGTTCAAAAAACATTTAAACCTAAATGGGTTGATGATAAACTTGTAACTCCTTACATTAGAAAAGATGGAGAGTTAAGTAAGAGAGGACTTACTGATGAGGAGTATTCTAATATACTTACATCAAACAATCACGAACCATTTATGCGTAAGAAATTAGTTGAGTTTAATTTAGGTAGTCGTAAACAGATAGGAGAATATCTTATAGACTTTGGTTGGAAACCAGAAAGGTTTACTCCTACTGGTCAACCTATTGTAGATGAAGCTACACTTAAAAAGATTGAGCATATAACAGAAGCTAAACTTATAGCTGACTTTTTACTGTATCAAAAAAGAATTGCACAAGTATCATCATGGATAGATGAATTAAAAGATGATAGAGTTCATGGTAGAGTTATACCTAACGGAACTATTACAGGTAGAATGACACATAGAGGTCCTAACATGGCTCAAGTTCCTAACATACATAGTCCTTATGGTAAGGAATGTCGTTCTTGTTGGACTGTACCAGAAGGATATAGACTTGTAGGTATAGATGCTAGTGGTCTTGAACTTAGAATGTTAGCACATTACATGAACGATGCTGATTATATTGAAGAAGTTATTAACGGAGATATACATTCAACCAATCAGAAATTAGCAGGATTAAAAACTCGTGACCAAGCTAAGACATTTATATATGCTTTAATATATGGAGCAGGAGATGCTAAGATAGGTAGTATTATTAATGGTGATATAAAGAAAGGTAAAGCTTTAAAGAAAAGATTCTTTGCTAACTTACCTGCCTTAAAGAAACTAAAAGATAGAGTTCAACAGGCTTCTAACAGAGGTTTCTTAAAAGGTATTGATGGTAGAAGAATACATGTAAGAAGTCAACATTCTTCTCTTAATACTTTACTACAAGGTGGAGGTGCTATTGTTATGAAACAAGCTATGATAAACTTATATCAATTAATACAACTTAATACCTTTGATGCTAAGTTTGTAGCTAACATACATGATGAATGGCAACTACAAGTAAAAGAATCTCAAGCAGATTGTGTTGGTAGATTAGGTGTTGAGAGTATTGAAAAGGTAACAGAGCAATTTAACATGCGATGTAATTTAACAGGCGAATATAAAGTAGGAGGTAATTGGAGTGAAACCCACTAAAGAAAATAGAAAAAAGTTTGACATAGATTTAGAATATGGTACAATAAGAGAAGATAAAATATCAGATATGCTTACTAATAAAAAGATAGAAGTAAAATCTGAACGAGGTATGTGGATGAAGACAGGAAACATATGTATTGAATATGAATCATATGGTAAACCCTCCGGTATAATCACAACAGAAGCAGACTTCTGGTTTCATAATCTTTGTATTGAAGATAATATATTCTGTACATTTATATTTGATGTACCAAAACTAAAACAACTTATAGAAAAGTTAGACTTTAAAAAATCTGTAAGTGGGGGCGACCACAACGCAAGTAGAATGTGGTTAGTAAATATACAAAAATTATTTACATCTGATGTATTTAAAACATTTAAGGAACTAAAAAATGACTAAAGGTATTGACAAAACTGAATTAGATAAGTATAATAAGTTTACATCCGAATCAGGACATTGGTATTCTCTTGAGGGAGAACCTATGTATACTATCATAGGTGCTAATGGTAAAGAAAGAAACACCACATTAAGAGATGCTAAAAGTATAGGACTTGTTCCTTCTGTTACTACTATTCTTGGCATGGTTGCAAAACCTGCATTAGAGAATTGGAAGATAACTCAGGCTATAAAATCTGCAGCAACACTAGACATAGGAGATGAAGAATCTATGGATTCTTTTGTGTATAGATGTAAGGCTGATGCTAAACAGATTGGTTCTAAAGCTGCAAAGGAAGGTACAAGAATACATGCTCAAATTGAAAAAGGTTTCTTAGGTCAAGCTAAAACTAAACCTTATAAGATTATACAAGCATGGTTAGATAAAAACTTTCCTGAAGAAGATTGGATTGCAGAAGATTCTTTCTGTGCTAATCAAGGTTATGGTGGTAAGATAGACTTGTATTCAAAGTCCGGTATCTTTGTGGACTTTAAAACTAAAGATAACCTTGAAGGTAAAGACCCTAGTAAATTAGTATACGATGAACATGGTATGCAACTTTCTGCTTATGCACAAGGTTGTAATATAGATGACCCTACAAGAGTTTCTATATTTGTAGACAGAGCAGATACAGGATTAGTCTTGTGTCATATATGGGATAAAGAATCACATGCGAAACATAAAGAAATGTTTAATAGCGTATTAAGATATTGGCAACTGGTGAAAAATTATGAATGGCAATAAGTCTAAACAGTTAAGAAGAAAAGCAGAGGGTATGTTAATTGATTGGTTAAGAACTATGATACCAGAAGGAGAAGATACTTCTAAAATTAATAAGAAAAACTTACATGAATTTTTACCAGAACAAACTCATCTCTTTGCTAACAATAAATTTATGTTAAGTGCTTATAGTTTAAGATGGTTTTATAAACAAGTAAAAAGAAATCCTAATGTACAATTAAAGGATTTACTTTAATGGCTAGAAAACCTAGAAAACCTAGACCTAAAAAAGTTAATGTACCTAAAGGGTATGATAGTAAATGGGAATATGATATACATCAATCTGTTTTAAAAAGTTGGGAACATCATAATCAAAACATAGATTATGTTGTTGAGCATAAATACGAGCCTGACTTTATTAAAAAAATTGATGGTAAAATAATATTACTAGAAGCAAAGGGGAGGTTTTGGGATTACTCTGAATACAGTAAATATATTTGGATAAGAGAAGCTCTTAAAGAAATAGTAGAAGATTATGAATTAGTCTTTCTATTTCAGAAACCTTTTTCTCCTATGCCACAGGCTAAAAAAAGAAAAGATGGAACTAAGAGAACTCATGCTGAATGGGCAGAAACAAATAACTTTACATGGTATAGTGAAGAAACATTACCAGAGGAATGGAAATGAAATATAAATTTAATGAAGATAATATCATACAACAGATACAAAGATATGTTGATGGTACATACGAAAGACATTATGCACAAGGAAAGTATCAAGCTACCGATATGATAATAGATGCAGGACATGGAGAAGGTTTTTGTATGGGTAACATTATGAAGTATGCTATGAGGTGTGGTAAAAAAGATGGCACAAATGCAGAAATGGACTTGCTAAAAATAATACACTATGCTATAATAGCAATAGCTTTAGAAGATACGAAGTATCATTTAGGAGAAGACAAAAATGGTTGATGATAAAATAGGAACTAAGCCTTACTTAGGAATTGAAATAGACTACGATAAAGAAAAAGAGTTTGATAAATTTAGTTTAGATACACTTAAAGATAGATATTTTTGGGAAGGAGAAACACATGCACAAGAAGCATTCGCAAGAGCCTCAGTCTACGGAGCAACCTACAAAGGGGAAACAAATTTTGAACTGGCTCAAAGACTTTATAACTACAGTTCCTCTCGTTGGTTCATGTTTAGCACTCCTATACTTAGTAACGGGGGAACAAGTCGTGGGCTACCTATCTCTTGTTTCCTTAATTATGTTCCTGACAGTCGTCATGGTTTATCTAATCACTATGATGAGAACATATGGTTGGCAAGTTCGGGTGGAGGCATTGGTGGATATTGGGGCGATGTTAGGAGTAACGGGATTTCTACTACTCATGGCAGTCGTTCTACTGGTTCAATTCCATTCATGCATGTTGTAGATTCTCAGATGTTAGCCTTTAATCAAGGCACTACTAGAAGAGGTTCTTATGCTGCTTATATGGATGTAAGTCATCCAGAGATAGAAGAGTTTATAAACATGCGTAAAGAATCTGGTGGAGATATTAATCGTAAATGTCTTAACCTACATAATGGAGTAAACATAACAGATTCATTTTTAGATGCAGTAAAAAATGATGAAGACTGGAGATTGATTGACCCTAAAACTAACGAAGCTGTTAAGGTTATTAATGCTAGAGATTTATGGTGGCAGCTTATACATGCAAGAGCAGAAACAGGTGAGCCATATATGGTAAACATAGATACTTGTAACGAAGCTTTACCTAAACAACAAAAAGATTTAGGTTTAGAAATTAGACAAAGCAACTTATGTTCTGAAATAACTTTACCAACTAACGAAGAAAGAACAGCAGTATGTTGTTTGTCTTCTGTAAACTTAGAACACTTTGATACTTGGTCTAAAGATGATAATTTTATATTAGATTTAATAACAATGTTAGACAATGTAATAGAACACTATATTGAAAACGCAGTAGACACATCACAACTAGGAGGATATAATGCAAATTACAATAGGTTTTCTAAATATATTAAAGAAGACAAAGAAGGATATACTAAATCTGCCTATTCGGCGTATAGAGAAAGAAGTCTCGGCTTGGGTGCAATGGGGTTTCATGCATATCTACAATCTAGGAACATACCTTTCGAGGGAATTTTTGCAACTGGGTTTAATCACACAGCTTTCACATACATTAAATCAAAAGCTTTACAAGCTACTAAAGAGTTGGCTATCCAAAGGGGTGAAGCTCCTGACATACATGGTTCAAGTCGTAGAAACGCTAACCTACTTGCTGTTGCTCCTAACGCTAGTAGTGGGATTATATGTAGTGGCACTTCTCCTAGTATCGAGCCTTATAGAGCTAACTGTTATACTCATAAAACTTTATCAGGGAGCTATCAAGTTAAAAACAAATTTCTCGAAAAGATTTTTAAATCCAAAGGATTGAAAGTTAAAGAGTTAGAAAATATTTGGAAAGACATCGCAAGTAAAGATGGGTCAGTACAACACTTAGATATACTTACTGATGAAGAAAAAGAAATATTTAAAACAGCAAATGAAATAAATCAAATCTGGATTGTAGAACACGCATATCAAAGACAACAATTTATATGTCAAGCACAATCCGTAAACTTATTCTTTACCTTACCAAAGGCAACTGAAGGTCAAGAGATACACGATGAATACATGCAGTATGTTAATGATGTTCATTGGTATGGTATGAATAAACTTAAATCACTCTACTACTTTAGGTCTAACGCAGCTAGAAATGTAGAGAATGTAAACATTAAAGTTCCAAGAATCAAGTTAGATGATGTGGAATGTATAGCCTGTGAGGGATAAATGATAAAAGAAAAACTATATGATGCTTTGTATGATAGATATAAAGCTGAACAATCAGAAGCTTTATGCAATCTTCAAATGTATTTTAGAGAGGGTGTTGGTGTAGCTGACCACCCTAATACAGTAGATACTATATCTAAATTATTTGAAGAGTATGCAGAAGCAACAGAACATTTAAAATTATTAAAGGAGAATAGATATGAGTTTGTTGGGCAATAGAGATTATTATAAACCATTTGAATATCCTTGGATGTTTGACTACTATGTACTACAGAATCAAATGCACTGGATGCCAGAATCTGTACCATTACATACAGATGTAAAAGATTGGCAAGAACTTACAGACAAAGAAAAGAATTTACTTACACAAATATTTAGATTGTTTACTCAGTCAGATGTAGATGTAGCTTCAGGATATATAGATAAATATATGCCTGTATTTAAAAAGCCAGAAGCAAGAATGATGATGTCATCTTTTGCTAACATGGAATCTATACATCAACATGCCTACAGCTTACTACTTGATACTGTTGGTATGCCAGAAATAGAATACAAAGCTTTTGCTGACTACGAAGAAATGGCAGACAAGCATGATTATGTTGGTAACTTTAAACCTACAAAAGCTAAGAAAGAAACTATAGCTAAAACTCTTGCTGTTTATTCTGCTTTTACAGAAGGACTACAACTCTTCAGTAGCTTTGCAATTTTATTAAACTTTCCTAGATTTGGAAAGATGAAAGGCATGGGTCAGATAGTTACTTATTCTATTCGTGATGAGTCAATGCATGTAGAAGCTATGACTAAACTCTTTAGAGAATTTATACAAGAAAACTTAGACATATGGACAGATGATTTTAAGAAAGAACTATATGAAATATGTAGACAAATGGTTACACTTGAAGATAAATTTTTAGACCTTGTGTTTGAGATGGGAGATTTACAAGGACTAACTAAGAAAGATATGTACGCTTACAATAGATACATAGCAGATAGAAGACTATTACAACTTGGTCTTAAGACTAACTATGACCAACGTGAGAATCCTCTAGGTTGGATTGATGAAGTCATGGGTGTTGAACATCAAAACTTTTTTGAAGGTAGAGCAACAACATACATGAAAGCAGGACTTAGAGGAAGACAAGACAACATAACCTTTAGTGATTTAAATGAGTAGACTAAGTGATAAAAAAGATACTGCTTGGTTTATAAAATGGGTTTCTAGTTTTATAGTTGTAACAGCTATGTCTTTACGAGGCATACAGGGTATGGAAATTTATGACTTAGTTCTATCTATAGTAGGAGTATCTGGTTGGTTATGTGTTGGTATGTTATGGAAAGATAGGGCATTAATTATTTTGAATGCTGTTGGTCTTGTCTTTTTATTTAGAAATTTAGTAACAGAATTTATAGTATAAGGAATACTAATGAAATCAAAAAGAGAGGAAGCAATATTAATAGGGTACAAAGTTCTTTACAACAGAGCAGGTAAATTAATTACTGAAAGAACAACTACTGATATAAAAGAACTTAGACCTTATTTTACAGCAGAAGAATATGCAACATTACAAACTGTAATACGAGAAGGAACAACTAAACTAGATGAGATACATAATTACATAGAGGCTAATTTAAATGCTAGGATAATGACAGACTAATGAAGTGGGCTGTTTTATTACTAAGTTTATTAACATTACCTTTAATATTTAATGTAACACCTTTAGAAGTTATGAGGTTAAAAACCTTTGATGCTTTTATAAAAACACCAGAGCCTTCTGATAACTTTGTAATTTTAAATATAACAGAAGAAGATGTACAAGAAAGAGGAGGCTATCCTTTTCCTAGACAAGACTTAGCACAAATACAAATAGATTTAATTAACAAAGGTGCTATAGGTGTAGGTTGGGTTATATTATTTCCACAACCAGATAGGTTTGGGGGCGATGAAGTTTTTAAAGAAACATTATCTTATGCTCCTAGTGTACTAGCTATGCCAGAGTTTAACAATGGAGAATATCCTAAGACACATGGTACAGTTATATTAGGACCAGATGTAAACTTACCGATAGCTAAAGGATTCATACAAAATATACCAGAGCTTCAAGAAGTTTCTGCTCAAGGTGCTGTGTCTGCTCCAGTAGATGTAGACAATCTTGTAAGAAGAATACCTTTACTTCAACAAACTCCTGATGGTTGGGTTGCTTCTTATGGAATAGAAGTATTAAAAACTTTACTCAACTCTAACACTTATCAAATAAAAACAAATGAAAATGGTATACAACAAATAAGAGTTAGAGGACTTGAGCCAATATCAACAGATAGTCTTGGTCGTAAGTGGATTAGCTGGGTTAATACACCACAAACTACACTATCTGAAATGAATGTCTATGGTAAGTTTGTATTTGTAGGTGTCACTGCAGAGGGTGTTATGCCTACTTTAGCTACACCAAATGGGCTATTAGAACCACACAAGATACAGGCTGCCCTTGCAGAAAGTATTTTGATTGACTCTCCGTTCATACCTGATTATAGATTGTTTGTAGAACTACTAATATTAGTTATATCAGGGTTGCTAATAGCTTTTGTAATAAGTTATTTTGGTATTACATGGGGTATGGTATTAGCAGGAACTTCAATAGCTTCAGTAGGCTCTCTTGGTTATTACTTTATATCTATCGGGTATCTTATAGATGTCACATGGAGTATGACATGTATGACACTTATTGCCCTACAACAATTCTATTTAAACTTTAGAACACAATTTAAATTAAGACAACAAATTAAGAAACAGTTTGGTACTTATCTTTCTCCTGATATGGTTGCTATGTTGCAAAAGAATCCAGAGCTTTTAAAGCTAGGTGGAGAAAGAAAAGAAATGACATTCTTATTTACTGACATCATGGGCTTTACTCCTGTGTCAGAAGTATTTAAAAACAATGATGACCCTGAAGGTTTAGTAGAACTTATTAATACTTATCTTGATAAGATGACAAAGATTATACTAGCTAATGGTGGAACTATTGACAAGTATATGGGTGATTGTATCATGGCATTTTGGAATGCTCCTCTTCCTTGTGAGAATCATGCAGAGTTAGCTATTAAATCTGCAATAGAAATAGAAGAAGCAACCTTAGAACTTAATAAACAATTTAAAGAACAAGGATTAGACTTACCACCTATCAATGTAGGAACTGGTGTCAACTCCGGAACTTGTATTGTTGGCAACATGGGAAGCGAAACAAGGTTTGATTACTCTGTTGTTGGAGATGCTGTAAACTTATCAGCTAGATTAGAAGCTACTGCTGGTAGAAATGATTATAAACAATGGAAGATAATTATATCTGAGTACACTAAAGACTTAGCAGGTGATTGTTTTGATTATGAAAAGATAGATAGTATATTAGTAAAAGGTAAATCAGAACCAATAACAATTTATTTTCCTAAACCCTTGACAAATTTAAAATAAGTATTATAATATAGATAAGGGTGTGCGAAAGGTCGGCACTCAATAACTTGCTTTATAAAGGAGTTAATATGACAAACATAAAAGCATTTGGGCAATTCAGCCCGTTCTCAGTAGGGTTTGATGAAATGTTTAATACATTACAAAGAGCATCAATACCTCAATCAAACTATCCACCTTATAATATTCTTAAAAAAGGTGATACATATTATATTGAAATAGCAATGGCAGGATTTAATAAGTCTGATATTGATATTGAAATAGAAGATAATACTTTAACTGTCTCTGCATGTTATGGAGATAGAGAAGATGATATAGAATTTGTTCACAAAGGAATTTCTGAACGAGAATTTTATAAATCATTTGCTCTAGCTGAGTATGTTGAAGTTAAAAAAGCTAGTGTTGCTGATGGAATATTACTTATTGAACTAAGTAAAAACATTCCAGATGAGCAAAAGCCTAAAAAAATTAAAATTTCTAGGTAAAAATAGCTAAATCCTCTCAGAGGCACGGAGAAGCCCGTAGTTGAATAATAGTTCTTTTTGAAGCAAAGGTATTAACTACCCTCTAAATGTTTAACCTCGGGCATTCTGTGATGTCAATTTTCTCTAATCCCCTTGTTTTATCTTAATAGTAGAAGAACCACCACCATTAACTACAATTTGTGTACTCTTTCCATTTTGCACAAGGATAACAGTATAAGAACCTGTCTTATCTAAATCTAATCTTACTGTATCTTCTAATGATTTTAAAAATGTTACGACATTATCTGTAGTAAAAGTATTAACTTGTGTGTTAGAATCAAAACCCATAGTTGTTCCTTTTAAATCAAAGTCAGCTTTCAATAAAGTTTCTGTTTGGTCTAACTCATTTACATCTTGTATAATATCTAACAAGTCTTCAAGAAAGTTTACATCTAAATAATTAATATCTAGTTCTGTAAATTCTAACTCATCCTCTGCTAGATAGTCTACATCTAAATCATCAAAGTCAAGGAAGTTAGCATCAAGAACATTAGAACTGCTACTTCCATCTTCTCCCTGTACATTTATATTCTCCTTTGGTGGATTAACTATTAACATATTATCTATTAACTCTAAAGTTAAATCTAATATAACCGGTTTAGTAGGTTCTAGTTCAAACATAGAAACTGTAGTAGCTTGATAGGGCTTGTTAAGAATTACTTCTCCTGCACCTGTTGCTACTAATATTTCTCCACTAGGAGTTCCATCTGCTTTTGGTAATAATATAATTAACGATTCGCCAATCTCATTTACTGTAATTGTAAAATCAGTTCCACGAATTGACACATTAGCACTTGGCGTACTAATAGAAATGTTTTCTTTGTTTATATTATTTAACTTGCCAGTAATAAACCTTGCAGTTCCACTAGCAAAATTCAAAGCCATTGTAGACTTTGAAGGATTAGGGTCATAGATAAATTCATCTATAACTAATTGTGAATGCTCTGTTAATCTTACTTGACTATTATTAACAAAGGTTATACCTATTCTACCATTAGAAGTTTCAACATTGTCAAAACTTTCTATACCAAAAGATAAAGCAGCATCGTAAGTTTCATCTCTTACAATCCTGCTATTACCTTTAAGTTCTGTTACGCTTCCAATACTAGCATCCGACTGTTGTGCCACCATCGTTTTGGATAACACAGACAGTACCATTATTGCCAGTTGAAAGTATCTTGAGCCAATCATTGTCTAATGTACTAAGTTGTTGTATGTTAAAAGTTCTAGAGTTACCTGTTTGGTCTAAGTAAAAATAACCACCAGCATAACCACTACCTGTAAAAGTAACATTGTTACTATCTCCATCAACATCAACATAAGAAGTACCACTATCGTAGTTTATATCAAAATCAAATGTATTACTACTACCATTAATAATCCAGTCTAAATCTGTATTACTAGCCATAGCAGTTGTACCTACATCTAATGTAAAAGTATTACTATCTCCAGTAGTATCTACATTAAAATTAGAACTATCAATACCATAAGTATTGGTTGGGTCTGCTTGTATAGTAAATGTATTACTGTCTCCATCAAATTCAAAAAATCCTGTAATATTATCTCCTAGTATATCACCAAGAAATTTATTACTATCTCCTATTTGATTAATATCTAGAGTTAGATTTAATCCATCTAAATCTAGGGCAGTTAAAGTTCCTGCAACAGAATTTAATCCACCTATTATATTTCCAGAACCAAGTTGTTCTAAATCTATATTAGCAGTAGCACCTGATTGGTCAATGTATATTTCGTTATCAGCCCCGTATGTTGTCAACGCAGTCAACATCACAACTAGGCTCATCAATTTTAATTGTTTCATATTCCCAATACCCTCTCTCTATTCCTGTTTCTATTAAGTTAAATACTCCAGCTTCTATTGCCTTTTGCAAAGCTATAGAACCCACCTCGTTCTCAGCTACTCCTCCTTCTATTTCTACAAGTTCTGTACCTTGTTCATAGAATTTAAAGACATCTTGAGAAACGCTTGTAGATAAAACATTTTTAGAAACTGTAGTCTCTACTAATATTTCACCTGTTGATACAGAAACTAATCGTAATGATATAGTTACTACATCTTCTCGGTATTGTTTACTTGTACCTATTCCTAAATACCTAGCACCAATACCACCAGATTCTACATTTGTGTCATAACTAATTACTCCACCTTGTATTATAAGACCAGCAAATAATAAAGGCTGGAGCTTTTGGTCTTGCTCAAAGTTTTCTCTGGTTGACCGAATAAGTTGTCGTTCTTTTGTAAGATTATCTAATCCTACTCGTTCAACAACTCTAAAAAATTCTCCGTTAGCAGCATGTTTTAAAGCTCTTATAAGTAATGCTTCAGGAGCTTGTGTGACTGCTGTACTAAACAAAGCAAAGCTACTGTTACTTTTTCTTTGTCCTGTTAAGTCTTGAAAGCTATCTCTATATACTGCTATTATTGGTTTTCTTTTAGCAGGAGGTACTTCAGCTAATGCAACTGATTGTAAATCTAAAATATTGGCAGGTTCTGTATCTCTTGTTAAAGATAAATCTTTATTTTGATTTAAAACTGCACAGCCACTAAAAGGTAAAGCTACCAATAGGCAAAGAAATAGTCGTTGTATTTCCATCTGAATCCGTAATTTTCAAAGTTATTATTCCATCGACAACACTATATTCGATTGTATTGCCCTCTAAAGTTAATACACCACTATCGCTAGGAGTTTCTCCAAATAAGTTTTCTACTAATTGTCTTGATAGCTGTGCATATATTCTAGACTCTAAGTTTCTTATAAACCTTGCAAGTGTTGTGTTTTCTTTGTCTCTTTTAATCTGGTCCTGTAAAGCTTTGAGTTCTTCTTTGATACTCATCTTTCTATTAAACTCTTGATTTTCTATAGTAAGATAATGTGCAGATGTTCCCATACCACTAAAGCTAGGGTTTTTAAATTGATGTACCATCTCATCTGATATACTATTAACAGACCAAAACATAATTAACATGGACCAAAAGAACATACAAAACTTACAGTTCCTATCAGTTTTTTTACTTTTAAATGTTGGTTTTATTTTCATTTTATTAAAATATATAATTAATTATTAACATAGACATAGCCATAAATCCTAATACAGATATTTGTATAACCGAAGCAACTGCAATTTGTTTCATAGGATGTACTTCTACAATTTTTTCTAACCAAGATTCACTTGGAGAAAGGTTTACTACTTGTAGTATTTTTTTATTAATCTTTTCGTTGGTCTTTTTTTCCATCTGCTCTTGCTAACCTATCTACATCTATAGTTACTCCCATAGCTGTTCTTACCATAGAGTCTATTCTTATCATATCATTATCCATTTGTCTTACTCTGTCTATTAATGCAACTATCATACTATGTTGCGTATCTAATTTTTTATGTACATCTGCTATTAAAGCATTAAATAATTTATATACCATCCAACCAGCAGCAACTGCAAAGGCTGCAGGAATACCTACAGACTCTAATATTGTCATAAAATCTCTAGTGTCCATTATCTTCCTTTTGCTAAACTACCACCAAAGTACATACCTATAATAGCTGATACTAAGTTAGTGTCAAGTTGTGTAATTACAAGACCCTTAAAAGTTATCCATTCAAACATCTCTCTACCGGCTCTAAACAAACCACCGGGATTCCATTGAGTATAACCAACAGTAACACTTACATCTGGATAATAAACTGCTACAAGTTTAGGTAAAAGAACAATAGCAAATACAGAAGTAAGGGCTATAATTCTTCTTGTCCATGCAAAACCTTTATCTTTTAATCCATGATTAAGTGATTGCTTCTTAGCTTTTATATCAAACTCACCACGAGTAATAAGAAGCTTTTCATTTTCTGCTTTAGCTTTTCTACTCTCAGCCCACACACTCATCACACCACCAAGCACAGTTGATGCTAACATAGTTATAATTTCAAAAGGAAAACCCATTATAATATCTCTGTTACTAACTCTTCGTATAAAATTCTAAAATCTTCTAACTTCATAAAGCTTAACTCTTTTTCTATTTGATGTATTCTATAAATCTTGTAAGCTCTTTCAAGTTGTTCTTCTGTATATAGTATCATTCTTCTATATCCCAAGTTTTATTAGCTCTTTTTATTGTAGCTTCATTATATTGTGGGTTTTTAGAAGAAAGAGTATGATGATTATACAAATATGCGTCTCTAGCAGCTTTTTTATCTTTTAAAAATAAAGCAGGTCCTAAGTATTGGTCACTTCCTTTTGCTTGAAATATATTTGAAAAAAATAATAAATCTTGTATTTCCTCACTACCATAAAAAGAATCTTTAGTTTCTTTTATTTTTCCAAATAATTTTTGTTGTTCTTCTGGAGTAAAATAAACTGCACTTCTATTAATTGCAGTAGGAACACTTCCTTCTAGTATTTGATAATACCCTGAAGCACTACTTCCTAATTCATTTGTACCTCTTTCTAAATTTCTATTATCACTTTCATTTTTTTTAGTATTTTGAGAAAACATAATTGCTTCGTTTTTAAAATCTTTATAAATTATGTTTTCATATTCAGGATTTTGTTTTTTTAAACGATTATATGCTTTGATTAAAACTTTATCTAAATTATCGATTGGACCACCTTCAACCAATCCAAGCCTAGTCATCTGGTCAGCGTAAGGCATACCAGTAAAAGGGTCTACTCTATCTGCTGGGTTTTCTTTAGTGTCAGGAACTTCTGGTCCTGTTATTAAACCACCTGTTACATTTGATTCTCTAATTGGAGGTAAAGGATTTTTTAAAGGTCTTTCAGGAAATTCTCCTTTTAAATTTAAAACTTCTCTATCAATTCTTCTAACTTCTTGTAATACTTCTCGATATTTTTCTGGATGTAAACTTTTAAAAGTAACACTAAAAGGCATTCTTTTAAATATAGTTTCTAAGAATTCACCTTCTTGTAAAAAACCAGTAAGATAATCTATTACATCAGATACATTAGGACCAGTAATACTTCCAAGTGCAGCCAAAGGTTTACTTTCATATCTTTCAGCAAATTCATATCTTATTGGTATTTCTAATGGACCTAACAAACCAGAATAAGATAATACTCTTTTGATAAAATCTGCTTCAGAAATTTTACCACTTTCTAAATCTTCATAATTTTTACCACCAGTTCTAAAAGTATAATTTAATAAACCTATACTATACATAAAAGCAGCTCCAGTTACAGCTCTACCTGTAGATATATTTCCACCACCAGAAAAAGGATTAGCTCCATTAACAACACTTCTAGAATCTTTAGTTATGTTTCTTAAAACGTTTCTTAAAGGTCCATTAGAAAAAGCTGTTATAAAACCTAACAATCCATACATCCATTTTGTAGTAGCGAAAGAATGTATTAAAGGTTTTTGATTCGAAGCTGCTGTAGGATTCATAACTACTTCATTTGTGTATCTATTAGCTCCTGCTCTTACTTGATTTAAATAATAATCATCTGTGTGCTCTCCTCCTCTTTGAACCCACTTTATACCTTCATTAGCATCAATACCTAATTCAGCTAATGAGTCTTGTAAAAGTTTTCTATTAGTTGGATTCATATTTGGATTATCAACTAAAGTTTTTAAATTTTTATATATTAAATTTTTACCCATGTCATAACCAACAAGTTGTAAAAATCTTGTTAAGTCATGTAATCCAATAGTCTTAAAAAAAACATTTTGTATTTTAGTAGCTGGTCTAGTTATTGCTTGACCATAAATAGCAGTTATTCTGTCTTCTACTCCTAAATTAATAGAGTTCATAAAAGCGTTTAAATCTAATCTATCAGCAGGTCTTACTTCTTTATTAGGATTTCCAATTCCAAAATTTGCTTTTTGTTTATTCCAAAATTCCTTACCACTTTGATTAGCAGCTCTTGTAAAAGCATTTGTTCCTAATTTATAATTTGCTCCTAATAATAAAGGTACTCCAATTTCTGCTATACTTGTAATAGCAGAAAAGCCTAACATAGAAGTTTGCATTGATACTGTCAACAAATCATTTAGTCCTGCACCAATTTTACCAATAGGAATAAAACCAAGTGCTGTTTTTGATGTATTAATTCTACCTCTTTGACCAGTAGTAATTTCATACATTAATTCTAAATATTTTTTTTCGTTTGAAGTTAATTTAATATTACCATTTTTTTCTATTTTATTTATCCATCTTTTAGTAAAAGCTGTTAAATCTTCTCCTAACAATTCAGTTCTAGTAAGTAAAGCAGAAGTTTCTCCAATATATTTTAATAAAACATTTTCAACATCATTACTTAAATAATCAGCAAAATCTTTATCTTTTAATTTTAATAATCTTCTTTCGGCTTTTAATCTTGTTTTTGACAAACCTACATTAGAACTAGATTCAAGACTTCCTTCTGTAGCTAATTGTTTCCAAAGTTTTTCAGCACTTGAAAAAGTACTACCTTCTGCTTTTATTATTCTTTCAATAAAATCATCTTTATTAGCTTTTATTTTATCTATTCTCCAAGCACGAGGAAAATAATCTGGAACTTTATTAGGATTTAATCCTAGTTTAACAGCATCATTATAAATATTATCTAGTAATTTTCTCATCTCCTTACCAGCACCTATAATATTATCAGCTAATTTAATTTGTTTTCCATTAACAAATTTAGTAGTATTACCAGTTCTTAAATAATATGCTAAGTCTAAATCAGTTTCTTCAGATAAAACTTGTTTAACAGTAGGACTAGATAAAAATCTTTTAACTTTAGTTTTTACGCTTTTATCTCCTTTAATAGGATTAAATACACTATGATGACTTCTTAATTTATATTTTAAAATAATAGAATATAATTCTTCTTGTCTATTACCAAAAAGTTTCTTTAACTTTTCATTATAATCTAAATCTAATAATTTTTGTTCTCCGGGTTTTGGAGCTACAAAAAATTCATCAGCATCATATCTGAGTATTTTTAATACAGTATTTAAATCTTTATCTTTTTTACTTTTACTTTTAAATAAACTTGTAGGTCTAACTGGCAATACACCAATATATAAAGCTTTTCTAGCACCATCTAAAAAACTAGCAGTTAATTTAACAGGAAAATTACTTTTATAATTTTCATTATTATCTATTCTAGCTATTCGTTCTTCATTAACAGCTTTCATAAATTTAGGAACTGTATAAGTTACACCTTTAACAGCACCAAAAGATGCAGGAGCTAATAAACCTCCCATTGCAGCAACTTTAGCAGTTTGCATAAAATCTCTTTCATCTCTACGATATGTTGCTAAATCGGCTGATTGATGAACATAATCATGAGTACCAGCATACCCCATTCCTTCTAAGGAAAGAACTCCATAAGTTTGTGCAGTTGTTAATGGCGATTTTAAATTTTGAAAAGGCACTACTTTAGTAATACCCTTTCCTATTTTACCTACGCTAGTTTTAACAGTTTGTTTAACTCCTTGTTTTACTGCTTCTTTAATTGTTAATTTAGCAGCTTCACCAGCAGCAACTCTTCCAGCTACAGAACTACCCATTGTCCAAGGAATTAGAACAGCAGAAAGCCAATTAGCAGGGTCAGTTAAAATTTCTTGTGTAGCATCAATAGCTAATTGTCTTCTTTCTGGACCTCTACCACCTACAGAAGCATTATCCCATCTTGTTCTAAGATAATTATAATCTGATTTTTGTTCCTCTGTCCAATTACGAGCACTTAGCCCTAAAGCAGTAGCATCTCCTAAATTCCAATCTGTTCCTCTAAAATATTGATAAAGGTCTCCAACACCTTCTCCTTCATTAACAGAATCTAAAAATCTTTCAGTTCTTTTAACAAATTCATCATCATCTCTTAAACTTGCTAGAGTATCTTTTGGTTTTAAATCTTCAAATACTGCATCAGGTTTAAATTTGGTAAAGTTAGTTTTATTATCAAAAATTGGCATAAGTTATTTTAATATTTTATTGTATTGGAAGTTTTTCAAATGTCCATTTATATAAAGGAGCTGCTTCGCTTCCTACATTAATTGTAAAAAATCTAAAATTATCTCGTGAAAATTCTTTACCTTCAGCAGGTACGAAAGTTTCTTCTTTTTGGTTATCTGTTCCTTTCTTTAATATTCTATTTTGTAAATATCTTTTAGTATTAAGAAACTCTACAGCAGTTTTAGCATCTCGAGGAGTTTCTAGTGTTTTGTATTCCATAAAGTCTATAACTTCCATATCTACAAATTCAGTTCTATATATGTCAGCTTTTGTTTGTTTCAGAGGAAATGCTCCTTTATCTTTATATTGATAAATACCTGTAGTTTGTTGTGGAATTGTTCGAAGTACTGCATCATCAAAAGATAAATTTTCATTTATTTTTTGTAATTGTAAAGCTCCTTCTATAACATGATATACAAAACCATCTTGTTCTTGACCAGATAAATTACCTGTATACTTAAATGTAGTGTCATCCATATATCTTGACATATAAGATAATATAGCACTTGTTACTCTTTGGTTTATTTGGGAATTTTGATAATATCTGTCTACCTCAATAGGGTCAATTTTTATTACTTGATTCATTTCTGCTTGAGTTTGTCTTAATTTTAATTCAGAATCTATTGCTTGTTCAGGCATTCTATTTAATATAACTTTTGCATATGCTCTTGTTTCAGCAATATTTAAACCTACATCTGGACTTAAAGGTCTAAACTCTGGATTAGAATTAATCTTTTGTATTGCACTTAATAAATCTCCTCTTTCAGAAGGTAAAATATTTTGTAATCCGGGGAATCCGGGAATACTAGCATTTAACTCTATAGCTTTTCCTATATCTTCTTCTCTAAGTACATAATCTTTTTTATTAACTTTTGTTATAAAATTTTCTTTTTCTATTATTAAATTATCTCTTTTTGTTGTAAAATTATATGTTCTTAGAACTTGACTTGAACCATAAGTAGCTACTACTGTTTTATTAGCTTCATCATTTTGTTCTATTACATTATTAATTGTTTCTTCTTCTTTATTTTTTGGAGTAGTTGATAAACCTTCAGCATTTAACTGTGCTATTTCTAAATCTTTTTTCTTTTTTAAATTATTAGTTAAATCAATTACATCTGTATTTACACTAATTATATCTCCTATTTTTATGTCTTGTTCTTCAAAAGCTTCAGGAAATCTTTTTTGTAATCTTTCTATATTTCGTTCTCTAACTCTTCTAGTTTTAAAAGCTTTGTTAAAAAATTGTTTGACTATATTTTTTTTAGTAGGGTCATCTTGAATTAAATCTACTGCTGCATTATATGCATCTGTAGCAGCTTTATTATAATCTGTTAATGTAAAATTATTTATATAAGGTTTATCTTTTAAACTTTCAATATTTTCTTTTTCATCAGCTTGAAAAGCTTCATATATTTCCATAGCATATTTATAATCATCTTCATCTAAATTTTCTTTAGTTACTTCATTCCAAGGATTTGCACCTAACTCTCTTACTAAATCAGGGTCTGCATTAAATTTTGCAACAGCAGCATTATGTAAATATTCTTTTGGTTCTAGCGTATATAATTGATAATTTTGTCTATTAGAAGCATTAATAGGATTATTATATACCTCTGAATTTCTTGTAAAAATAGGATTATATTCAGTTGCTAAATCTTCTAAAGCATCTATTTTTCCTTGTTTTAATCCTTTTTTAGCTTCATCTATAAAATTTGCAAATAAAGAAAAAGCTATGCCTTTTTTTGCTCTATCTTTATACTCTTTATTTCTTCTAGATAATATTGAACCTGCTAATTGTCCAACATTTGAACTTTTTAAATCCATTATTTTTCTCCTCTATCTAATAAACTTTGTCGTATTTCAGAACCAGTTTCTTTTACTTTTTCTAATATACTTGGAGGAACTATTTTTTCATCTATAGTTTCTGTGTTAATTTTTTGTTTAGTTATATTTTTAATATTACCAACTGCCGTATTAAATTCATTTAATTTATTTTCAAATTCTTCTTTTAAATCATCTCCATCTAACTCATCTAAGTCATTACCTTCAATATTATATTTTATGTTTGCTTCTTCACCTAAAGCCATAATCATATAAGTAGTTGGTTCAGCTAATAATAATAAATTATCAATAGAAATATCTCCTTGTAAAAATTTAGAATATAAAACTCCCATAGATAAATCTATTGCTGCTGCACCTTTTGATAAAGCTTGAACAATATTTTTAGCTACACCGGGACTTAAAATAGTAGTAGTAACATCATCTAAAGCTTCTCTAGGATTAGAAAATGTAGGAGGATTTTCCCAAGGATATTTAGACTCAGGACTATTTACTAAACTTTGTCCGGGTATAGGTCTACCTTGACTTGATAAATCTGCAAGTTCATTTAAACTTTCTTGATTAGATTTATTTTCACCTCTAATTTTTGGTGTATTTGTTTCACCTATTGAAAATAATTCTTCTTCAGATACACCATTTTCTAAAGCTTGTAAAATAGCTTGAGTAGAAGCATCAGTAAGAGATGTAGAAAGAATTGGTTTTAATTCTTTTTGATTTTCTTCTTTAACTTCTTTTTCTAAAACTTGTTCTTCTTGTTTTTGTTCTTCTATCATATTATCCTACTTGTAAAGTTTCTTGTTGATATAAAGGTTGAGATATATAACCTAAATCTTCTCTACCATAAGTTAAATTACTATAAGCATCACTTGCATTAATGCCTAAATTTTGATAAGCAAATTCTACTGGTGCAAGTCTTTCATCTGGTTCTACAGATAATCCAGCAGGATTGCTTTGAGGGTCATTAGGAAATAATTCAGATTGAGCATACCCTGAAATTAATCCAGTAGCTGTTGTACCTGCTGCGTCTTTTATAAATTTTCCAACTCCACCGGGAGCTTTCATAGGTTTGCCTGTTGGTGAAAGAGGAGGTGTTTTAAATCCAAAAGGACCTTTACCACCAAAAGGACCTAAACCTTGACCAACACCAGTAGTAAAATTATATGCAGGTCTAAATATTGCTCCTATTTTAGTATCAACTAATGTTGATGCAGCTTTTCCCCAGCTTTGAAAAAATCCCGGTTTTGTAGCAAGTCTTCCAGCCAGTCCTCCAAGTCCTGCAAATATCATTCCAGCTCCTATTAAAGTTTTTAATACTTTACTAGATGTAACTTTTTTAGCAACTTTTTTAACAGCACTTACGCCTTTTTTAACAACTTTTTTAATTGCTTTACCTACTTTTTTAAAAGCTTTTTTAATTGATTTAAATAATCCCATAGTTATATCCTTTTATTATGTACTAAATATTGAAGTTATCATAGCTGTTATATCTTTAACACTACTACCATATTTATCTGGTTCAGAAGCAAGAGCAGTATTAACTATTTGTGCTATTCTATTTTTTTCATTTTCACTTGCTCTAAAATCATAATCAGCTTGGTCTCTCATTTCTTGCCATAAAAATGACATTGCTGAACCTGATAAATTAAAAGCATTTTGTGCATTTTGCATATTAATTTGATTTTGCATTGCAGTATTAGCAGTATTAACTTGTCTTCTCCATTGAGTATTAGACTGTTCAACTGCTGCTTGATTTTGAGCATTCCATTGATTTCTTGCAAAGTCTTGATTAGAATTAAATTGTTCTATCTGTGCAGCTAATTGTGTATTAAACTTTTCAACATCAGCAGCTCTTTGAGCATCTCTAGCTGAAGCAGCATTTGTTTGAGTAGCATTAAACTGTTCCATTGCATTTTGTTGTGTTTTATTATATTGTTCAACCTGTGCATTTAAACTAGCCATAAATTGATTAGTTTGATTTTCACTTGCTGCATTAAACTGAGCAGCAGCATTAGTAGCAGCTTGATTAGATAATAATCTTTGTTGTGTTTGTTGTGCTCTTAATACATTTGATTGTTGTTCAGCATTTAAATTAGCCATATCCATAGCTAAAAAGTTTTTAGCATTTTGTATTTGTGCTTGTTGATTTAAACTTGCTTCAGCTAAATTAGCTTGAGACATTAAGACTGCATTTTGCATAGCACTTTGTTGGTCTGCACTAGCTTCTGTTAAACTTACAGTTTGTAAAAATTTACTATTAGCTAACTCTGTTTGTTGGTCAGCATTAAATTGAGCCATATTCATACCAAATACTTTATTAGCTTTATCTAAGTTTACTTGTTGTTGTCTTTGTGCATCAGCTTCTGCAGCTTGTGCCTCAATGCTTCTTTGTTGAGATACACTTTGTTGTATAGCTTGTGCATTACTTTGAGCTATAGGTACAGCACTTTGTATAATAGCATTAAATAAATTATCTCTACCTACACTAGAAGCACTAAGACCTCTTCTTGCTAACATAGCTTCTACACTAGCAACAGCAGGTTTAGCCCATGCAGGTATTTCACCATTTTCCATACCATTTAATAAACTATCTATCTGATTAGATACTAAAGCTTCTTCAGGTAATCCAGCTATAATACCTCTTTCAGCTTCACTAAACTCCATAAGTCTAGCTTCTAAAGTTTCAGGGTCATTACCTAATTCAGTAATAGCATCTTCAGGTAGTCCTGCATTTCTTAATTGTTTTTTAGCTCTAGTAACTCTAGCTAAAGTTGTACCAGCATTTTTAGCTGCTTCTGCTTTAGCTTCTGGACTTAATGTTCCTACAACTCTTGCTGCTAAAGCACCTTCTGGGTCTTTAACATCAGCACCTTCAGTAGGTGCAACTCTATCTACTTTTGCAGCTTCTGCTAATTTAATATCTTCTTTACTTCCTTGTGCAGTATCTACTTGAGCTTCAGTATCTACAATATCTAATTCATCTTCTGTTATTTCTGCAGCAGGTACATCAGTTGGCATGTCTGCAGTTTGTGCAGTACCTGTTGTTACTTGTTCTGGTGTTTGTCCTTCAGCTTGTTGTTGTCCTACAGTTGTAGGGTCTGCCATAGTTGTAGTTTGTTGGTCTCTTCCTGTAACAAGTTTTGTACCATCTGTTATAGAAATATCATCCATAACAGCAGCTTCAGGAACTTCACCTCTTGCAGCAGCTTCTACAGATTCTCTAGCAATTTCTTCGCTAGTTTTAGGTGCAGGAGTTGGTGAAGGAGTAGGTGCTGGAGTTGGAGCAGGAGTCGGTGCTGGGTCAGGTTCAGGTTCATATTTACCACCACCCGGTCCACCTATAGACATAAAATCATCTCTTGGGTCAAATCTTCCATCTATATCTTTTTTATTTAAACCACCAACTTGATAGCTTACTCTACCACCTTTAGACATATCTACACGCCCACCAGTAGTATACTTTTGTTGATATTTTTTATTTCTTTTTTTCTTTTGTTGTTTTTTTCTTGCCATAGTTATAAACCTATTTTACTTTGCTTCAAAGAGTTTGTCAAGCTTTTCTCCAATTTTATCTATTCTATCCATGAGTATTCCCATGTCATCTTTTAATTCATTTTTAGTAACATAGTCTTTTGCCATCTCTTCACGAGTTTTGTTTAAGAGTATGTCTATTCTTTTGTTTTCTGAAGTATTACTTTTAATACTATAGAGTAT